TTTCCAAAAAAATGTATTCTCATAAGTTGAGAACCAAGCATAGTTCGGTATATTATCGACATCTTCAGGATTACCAAATTCTAAATAATCACTAAATACTCTTATTTTTATTGAGTGATGTGGCTCATATACGTAACCACTTGGGTAATTAGGTGTGGCCGTATCGTAAAAATATGAATTGTTAAATGAATACTTGTGATACATTTTTGAAATGACATACTCTTGTTGTTCAATATTATTGTACTCACAAAAGTCACCTTTTATAATATCACCATCTTTTAAAAAATCATTATAGTAGAAAAATTGTCCGCTACCTGTTGGGAATTCATAATTACCCAAAGGTATTGAGTCTTTGTTATTGATTGAAGAATGGTCCCACCAAGTGTCGATAGAATTTTCTAAGAAATTAAATCCCCAACCAATATCAATCGCGGTAGGTTGATTGAACTGATTAATAGCTGGTGGATTAAACCAACCCATATAACCCCTTTCTATCATTGTAAAAAATAGTTCGGTTATTGGTTTTCCGTTGTTATCTTTATACCCTGAAATTGGAATATCTTTGTTAATTGTATATGAAAAAGTTTTAGACCCTTCTTTCATTGAAACCCTTTGAGTTTGGTTCGGTGTAAGTGCTGAGTATTCTAACTTGGTTTTTGTATTAAATGGATTATTTTCAAAACCTGCTTGTGAAATACTACAATCAGTCACATTTGTTATGATTTTGTGTAATCTCACATAATATGATGATTTAGATTCCGAAACGTTTCCAATATTAACTATTCTTTTAAATGTCCCAATAGTACCTGTGGTTGTTTGTGCGGCAGGAAACTTTAAATCGTAAATTGCAAAAACATTAGACTCCGTTCCATAAGTACCGTCCCCCAAAAGATAAACTTGAAATCTGTTTTTACCCCCAAGACCTGAAGGGTTTGATGGTATGTTCAATTCTACATAATCACCAACACTCAAGTTATGTATTGTACCACAATAAAAATAAACCAAATTTTTACCATTAAAGGAATTGGTGTCTATTACAAATGGAATTCCGTCACTTGCAATAAAATTGTTAGTTACGTTAAACGTCTCATTTGTATAAGACATTGGTTGTTGGGTGTCACTACTAAATGGGTAAGATATATAACAAGACCAATTATATGTTGTTGCACTTTTTGGAACAAATGTTACATGGTTTGTAACACCAGTACTTCTAAGAATGATAAATTCATCAAACTGTGGATAACCTTCCCAAGCAACATTTGGATTAGGAGGTATATTCGCTGTAGCATTTGCTATTGCATTTGTATAATAAAGAGAATCTCTGTAAGGTGCATAAGTTGTTTTACCACTAACAGAGTTTTGAAATATATTTGTTATTTTTCCCGACAGTCGAAATATATCACTATTTTGTCTTTCTTGATTGAATTGCTCTTCTAAATTGATAGTTCTTGTTCTATCTCCTTCAACCATAGTTCTTCTGTCTCCAATTAACGGAGCTTGAATCCAAACATCTTTATCTGTGTTAGATGCAAATCTTTTGGAACCCAAAACAATCAATATTTCGTTATTCTCAGACATCTTGATTTAGAATATATTTTTTAATGTAAGTGCTTATTGAAGTTTTCCCTACATTCAAACCAAAATAGAAATGGTAAGGAGCACCAACCAAAAACGAAGTTGATTGACCTTGTGGGAATGTTTCGTCTGTTGCACCACCTGTTGTGGAATTATAAATATAACCTCGTTTACCTGTGTTAAGATTATTGAAATACTGTGAAAATGGTGCCTGACTAAAACTTAATGCTTGATATTTTTGTTTGTAAAACCCACCACCTATCAAATTGGTATTCCAATTATTAGTATCGGAACCGAATATTGTTGGTACTTGTTGTTGGTTAAGTTGCCATTGGTAGAATGGTACTTCTTGTGTTTTTGGAAACCCGTAAAAATTTGTTAATTGAGGAGTGAATGTTGTAATTCCAGGACTTACAACTATTCTATTTTCTGTAGAGGACGTAAAGAACACACCTAACGTAGCAGGCCCTGATGTAGAAATGTAAACATCACCTGTCCCGTCATATTCATCTTCACTAAATCCAGCAACTCCAAACTCAGAATTTATACTAAAAAGTTGTGTTATATCACCATCCAATCTATCACCCGTTCTTGAGAACATTTTATTTATTGATGCATCTCCTAAACCAACAAGTTGACTTAGAAAATTGGTATTTATAAGTCTTGAAATAATAAACAATTGGAGTAAGTCTGATGTATCTTGAAAGGAGGTCGATTTAATCAAATCTATTATATAACCTTGGAATTGTGGGTTTGCACAGATTTGTTGTGTAAATTCATCACGAGGTCCTAAGTCCATTATTGTTGTTGGGAACATAATATTTCTATCGTTCACAGCATCAAAAGTAACGGGTTGTATTGTTGGATTTACAAAAGTTCCTTGTTGTGGAACTTGTCCAACAAAGTTAGTTCCGTTGTATGGTGTTGCTCTATAAAAGAATGAATTTGTTGAACCTGATGTATAAAATATTGGGCCTTGACCAGGTCTGGTTGTTGAGTCGTATGTTCCACAAAACTTATATTTTTTTGGTTGTCCTATGATAGAAAAAGTTGTTTGTTTTTTAAATGAAAACATATATAATGAACCGTTAACCCAATTGTTTTGAAATACATGAGAGAAAATTCCTCTACATGCTCCAAACATCATTCTGAACCTTGACTTCCATTCTGCAAAATTTTGTAAGTCTTTACCTATCGAAACCAAGTATGGTTTTTGTACAAACTGATAACAACCTGATTTAACTCTAACAGGGTTTTCATTATCAGGACATGGAGTTTCAACTGTGAAACTATTTGTAACAGGGTCTACTTTGTAACATTTTAGTGGCACCATTCCCGCACAATCGAATGTTGATAAAACGCTACTTGCCTGTGTTGGTGGTCCATCTGGACTTAAATCTTGAGCGTTATTTGTAGAGTCGGTCGCTTGATTTGCAAAAGTAGAAGATGGTCCCGATGTGTTTAATATGTATATACCAAAGTTATCATTTTGATGTAGTAAATGTGAGATACCACCAAAAACTTGTGTTTTATCAGATGTTGGTAGTCTATCTGACCTCATTACAAGTTTGGGGTTAGGTCCTGATATTGATACCGATAATGAAGAATTTGTCACATGATAAGCCGGTGAATAATTTCTACCGTTATAATTACTCAACGAATTTATATTATTACCTGGTGTCGAAGTTTGAGCCATTAAAGAACCACCTTCTACGTTACCTTGATATGTGTTTGGTCCAAAAAAGTTTAATGTTTGTGTATTACTTGTATTATCATTAATAACACTTCCGTTAGTGTATGAACCAATACCTAAACCACCTGCCGATGTATAACCAACCCCTCTTGATTTATCCATAGATGAATAAAATCTTAAAGCTGTTGATGTCACGGCACTAAATTGTGAATTATCTACTTGAAAATTATAAGGTTGGTGGAAAAGTTTTGAAGTATTGTAAGCCACCATATGTGACTCAGGTGATTTTGGAGTACTAACAAAAGTAGGGTTGTTTGAGTTTGGTTGAACAGGAACGTTTAAGTTAAAGTTACCACTCACTGAAACAGACCCATTGAATGATGTGTGTCCAAAAAGTTTAGACAAATCGTAAGTAATGTTTTGTGGGTCACTATACATGTCAACACCTCTTACTAAAAATACTATCTCTAAATTTTTCCAAGTCTCACCTACTATTGTAAGTGGATTTATTAATTCTGTTCTATTATTTCCATTAGAATCTTCATAATAAATTAGTTGTCGTTTATTTAAAAAGTATTTTCTTAATAAACTTGAATTATTTAGTTGGTTTGTTGGATTTGGGTTTTGTGATATTGGGGTACCGAGTGCGATTAAGTCGGCTTGGTAAGTTGTCATACCGGTAATGACTTGAAAATACTCCATACCTGTTTTGAACTCGTATTGTTTTTCTGAGTTAGAACCTGATAAAGCAACTGATACAGTTTGCGGGTTACCGTTTACGGGACTTGCGAATGTAATATTTGTTTGAGTGAGTGCGGTCGTTGAAGTACCTGTAATTGAGTTTGAACCAAATTGATTTTGATTAGTTAATCCTGAAATGTTAATATCCGTTACATTCGCAGGGTCATTAAATGTTACGATAGACCCAGATGTTAGTTGTGACGCAGTTCCTTGGTCAACTAACAAAATTAACATGTTATCAAAAATAGGGGCACTTCCGTTGATTGTTGTTTGAATTATGTTAGGAGCCGTTAAGTCAAAATATCTTTCTTTCAGGTTTGCCAAGTTTAGTGACTGGGAATAAGGTATATCTCTTTGAACTTTAAATCTATTACTTGAGTAAACATTCACTATTGGCATTCCAATTTCAGGTGCCGTTGGATAACCCGCAATACCATATCTAATTCCGAAACTATCTGCTTGGTATTTTTGATTCTTTTTTTGTTCGCTACCACCATACAATTGTGGGTCCATAAAACAAAAATAAGTAGGACCTACAGGTGGAGGATTATTAGTATAACCACCTTGATGTTCTTGGTCTCCGCTATTTGCATTAAAATTACAATTGTTGAAGTTAACTGCGTTTGAATAAAAATCATTTGAATTAACATCTACCAGCAGTGACCCACTTGTTCTTGAATTTACCGTATATTTTCCAATTTTAGTACTTTGGTTACCTCCGCCACCAAAAATACCACCTTGTATTTCATCTGTTTCAATGTCAGGAATATCACAAGGACAGGCTTCACAATCAGGGTAAGACATCATAGGTAGTGTTAAACCTTTGAATTTGAATTTGGTTAACATTGGTGATACTTTTGTTGCAAAGAGAGCCGCGGCTGTGAAAAATATTACAGATAAGGCACCAAAAACAACGATTAAACCTACCGCAGGAAAAGCACTTATCGCAGACACGGCAAATTGAATTGCAAATAATAATAATAAAGCCGGTAGTACGATAGCAATAACCCATTTTAAAATGGGCCAAACAAGAGCCAATAAATGTAAAACGGGAATTAGTGCGACAAATACAGGACTGAATATTGTTACTAATAGATTTGCTAGGAAAAATATAAAATCAAAATTTCTAACACCATCATTTACAGGAAATCTGTTTGTTGTTGTAGTACACCTTCTATCTGTAATTTCTTTAATACCTAAATGTCGACTTCTATTGAACCCCCATTTCCATCTATCTATAAAGTTAGCAATAGTATAAACTTTATTATAGTTCATTTCATAAAAACGGTCCTCACAATCAATCGCCTCTTGTATCATTTGTTGACCTATGGATGTAGTTGAATCACCATAATCATCCCAATCTAAACTGAATGCATAAGATTTAAGTTGTGCTGACGAACCAACAGGTGGATTTATTCCTGTCCATCCCCATTCTTTAACGTTAGGTACCAAGTAGTCGGCTCTTAGAATATCATTATTCAACCCGTTTTCATTTTGGTATTGAACTCTAAACCTATATTTACCTTTTGTTGGTATCCCAACTGCAGGGTCATTTGACAATATTTGTTCTCCGAATTCGTTAGTAGTTACAAAATCCAAATTCATCGGGACTTCAACTAACCATGTTCCGTTGTCATCAATAACTTTACCTCCTTCAGGTAATGAAAATTGTTCTAGTACAGGTCTACCATTAACGTCGTAATTTATTGTTTGTCTAATTGCTAATATTGAACCACCAGCAGTTACTAAATCACAAAGGTTTCCTGAGTCTTTTTTTGGTTTACAGTTTGTTTTCAAAAAGTCTTCTTCTGCTGTAGAAAATATAGACCCCATAAATATTGCATGAGGTTTTATATCTATACCAAAATCTCTTAAATCAAAATCAGCTCTTGTAATACCTATATTACATAAGTCCGTCTCACCCCAAAAGGAAGTAACATCTATATTGTTTTTAATATTTACCAATTGTGGTAATGAGCCCAAGTCTGTAGATGATTTGAATTGGTCTCCGTTAAATTGTTCAGGTCCTGCAAGTCCTGCCCTTATAAAATCTGCAGGTCTTAGTGAGAAACATCCGATATTAGATAAATCAACGTCTAAAACTAAGGTTTGTATACCAAGAGGTGCTCCTACAATCATAAAGTCACCACTTTCGTTTGTTTTTACAGTGAACTTGTAGTACTTTTCATAAACTTCTAAAACTTCACTTCTTTTTAGTACGTCCTCTCTGTCTGGAAAAGTACCTGTGGGTACGTGACCATCATATTCTTTTCTGTATGGTAGTAAATTATATCTGTAACCATCTTCGTTTTTTTCATCTACATTTTTATAAGGATAGAGTGTTGAGATTACAGGGTCGTTCTCATCTATTTCACTCAAAGGTACGAATATAGAAACGTTAGCGTTTGGTACCCCGTATCCACCGTTAACGATAACTCGACCGGCAACCACTCCGTAGTCAGCACAAAAACGAGTGTATACGTCTTCTTGTCTTAATTTTAAAGACAAAATTTCTAAAAAATCAAAGTCTTGATTTATGTTGACTCTGATGTTTCGGTCTGTTCCTATGGAGGTTCTTATTCTATAGCTGTTGCTCATCTACCTTTTGAAAATAAATAGTTATGTTACTTACTTTCTATATTAACATAGTTAAAGTAAAAATAAATAAAGTTAGATGAAGTCTACTGTTTTTAAGTTCTTAACTCGTACTTTAATATCTTTGTTGTTAAATCTTATTTGATATATTTGTGTTGGCTCAGCGTAAATAGTATCATCTATCAATTGGATTTCCTTTGTTGCCGTATCAATATATCTCTGTGAAGTTTCTGATGTAGAATATAATCCACCAACTTTGTTATATACTTTTAAATCTGATAAAGTTGTAACACCTGGTGTGTTCTGAATTAATCTTCTTACATCTGAAATATTTACGTTTTGTCCCAACTCTCTATTTTCAGGAGCCATGTAATTTGCAACTTCATTAATTATTTGAGTAATCACCTGACCTTGACTTCTGTCAGATTCTAAAACAACAAATATGTCGAACTCTAAGTCTATTACTTTTGCAACATCAATAGAAATATAATCGTTAATCATTCTATACTTAGATAGGTAAGTTGCTAAGTTACTTTTCAAGTTATTAGAAACCACTTGTGTTAGTTTACCACTGTCGTCGTATGAAAGTATTTGAATAGTAATTTTGTTGTTGTTTTCAGTAATAGCTACTTTTGCAGGTGCTCCAAACCTACCAGGCATTGTATCTATTATTGATTTATAATCGTTTATAGTTACCGCTCTTTTTTGTGCCGCAAAATTAAAACTAACCATGTTTCTAACTTCCTCTGTTGAGGGTGGGTTTGAACCCCCAATGGCTGCCGTCACATTGTTTGACTTTAATGAATTTACAACATTAGTGTTGATAGTTGCTGAAGGTCCATTTACCGCAAAGTCGATAGTTCCTACTTGGTTTATTACTCCCACACCAACGTTTGATGCCAAACCACCTCCAATTCTATATTGTACAAAAATTGTGGTGTTAGGTTGTACCGTCAAACCTAACCCTATATTATTTTGATAGTTTGCTAAATCCAATCTAATTCCATCTCTTGCAAAATTTGCAAGTTGTTGATTAGGAGTTGTTGTTCCACCACCAAACTGTATTTTTAAGAAACCTTCAGGCGTATATTCAGTAATAAATCTGTTGTCGGTTTTGATGTATTTACCAACTTTGACACCTGCATTGTCTGTTGGTTTTGTAGTGTCTTCTATAAAAACAGTATCTTCCGCCAATGCATCCACTTCATACCATTTGTTGGTTGATGTAATAAAGTCTTGATAACTAGGTACGTTTGGATAACTAGTTCCGTCTTTTTGAATTATTGATGAGACTCCTAAGACATTTCTCTCAGGTAAAAAGAAATTGAAAAAAGGAACCACATCTGTTGGGTTTATAACTCTTTTAAAAACTTTAGTTGTTCCATTAACTACAACCTCTCTTTTGGTAATAATGTAATTTATGATTTTATTATTAGCGTCAAACGTTGGTACTTTAGTTCTATTTACAAACCCTTCTTGATTATATTGTGTTGAAAAATCAATGTCGTATACAGTTTCGAATGTTGTTCCTCCACCGTTGAATTGTGAACCCGCACGTAGAATTCCTAAATATCTATAATCTTCACTATCACCAAGTGGTGGTACAGTTATTGCGAAATCCACAACAGCAACTGATGGTCTGAAACCAGGTATTTTCAATCCGTAAGTTCTTGCGATGTTGAATATTGAAGACCTTTGTTGTGCGTACTGTAAAACAGTTTCTTGAATACTCCTATCTATGTGAAAATGTAAATTGTCGGCAACCGCAGCATTCAAATCCATCAAAACAGAAAATATAGATGCGTCGTTAAAGTTTTGTATTAGTTCAGGGTAGTATTGTTTAGTGTAATCAATTAACCCCTGTCTTATTGCTTCAAAATCCCTCGAAGTGTAATTTATTTTATTATTTGCCATATTAGATATTAATTATTACAAAGTTTCTACTTCCGAAAGCAGATGCTTCATCTATGTATTCTATTTTTATTTTTGCGGTATAATCCGCGGTATTTGCTCCGGGTAATCTATAAATGTCGGCCTGACCTAACAACTCAACATCAACCTCACCTATTGGTGCGTCCGCTTCTGTATAAGGCTCGATTGTTATATTAGTAATGGTAAGATTTGGTATATAGGTTCTTACTTGCTCATATATTTCATCTTTCATAGAATTAAATGTTTGAGCATCTAATGGTTCAAAAATAAATTCATAAAGTCTTGTACCAAAATCAGGTAAATAATATCTTGTACCTCTTCTTGTTAGTAACAAGTGTAATAAGTTACTTTTTATTTCTTCGTCAGTTGTATCTGTTGCCCTCACATAAAGACCAACGGGACTTTTGAGAAAAGGAAAATGTAAACCATAAGTAATTCCGTTTGCCATATCAAATAAATATAATATCTAATATTTTTTATTAAATATATTAAAAACAAAAAATCCGAGTAAAACTCGGATTATGTTTAAGAAGAACAACCAAAACACTCGAACTCAGAATCCGATGGTTTTGTGGGTAAAACACCTTCTTTTAATATTCTATCAGGTAGTGGTGGAGGTGGTACTTGTTTTTTAGACATATCTAAAGCCAAATGTTTAGCCCCCGTTGATATTGCTTTAGTTCTAACATAATAACACAAAGTCTTCAAACCACTTTCCCATGCGTGGAAATGTGATGAAGTTATTTTTGACAAAGTTGGATTTGACATATAAATGTTCATGGACTGTGATTGGTCAATAAAAGGCGCTCTCTCAGCCGCCATGTCAATTAGTTGTTTTTGTGATATCTCCCAAATGGTTTTATACTTGGGTATCAAGTGTTCAATTCTTTTGACTTTTTTATTGTAGTTTTTGTCTTCAACATCTAAGTAATTATTAAAATTTATGTTTTGAATTGAACCTTCATTCATAATAATTTCATTTTTCAAATCTTCTGACCAAATACCAATTTTTTCAAAGTCATTTATTAGATATTTGTTTACAATCATAATTTCACCACCAACTACTCTTCTATTAAATAATGCAGAATGTGCGGGTTCGGTCATTTCAAATGAACCAGTAATTTTAGCGGAAGAAGCTACAGGCATTTGTGCAGTAAACAAAGAATTACAAACACCATACTTCATTACATTTTCTTTCAACTCTTTCCAATTCCAAAGTAAGTTAATTTCATCTAATCCCCACATATCAAATTGAAATACTCCTTTTGACATTGGTGAGCCATTAAAGAAATCATATGGTTTGTATTTACCTTCCATACATAGTTGATTGCTTTCATAAACTGATGCGTAGTAAATTGTTTCAAAAATTTCTTTATTTAATTTTTTTGCTTCATCTGAAGTGAAGATGTAGTCCATTAGATAAAACACGTCAGCGAGTCCTTGTGTACCAATTGCGATTGCTCTTTGTTCAAGACCTCCTTTCAGACCTTTTTTTGTTGAGTAGTTGTTAATGTCT